ATAACTGATTACCATATGCCAGAGCAGCATATTCTCCCTTGTTGATTAGAAATCCTTCTTTCATTTGTAATACTTTCCAAAAAATTGGTGTTTTCGTTTGTGGTGAATGACATTTCATACCTTCAGGGTAGAATCGTCAAAAAATCGGGTTTTTGTTGTAGTGGTGGACAGGGATCTCATTGAGTCTCAACTGCGAACCACTGATATTGCTGGTTCTCCCTTATTGAAGATTGTATCAACAACTGCCTGAATGGATCGTGAAGTTGAGATACCAACTTTATCATACACAGGAACAACAACCAGACCAAACTTCTTGGATGAGTCACCCAAACGAATCACACGTCCAATAGTTTGACTGATGCCAATGTAGTCCATATTGCGCATAAACAGAACTGCTTCCAATCCTGATACATTGATGCCCTCAGATAGAATGCTATGATGTATCACAACAAACTTCTTGGATGAATCTTTGCCCCAAGCATTGAGAGTATCAAAAAATACCTCACGATTGACTTTCTTGCCGTCAATGACAGAACCAGTCTTGGCAGTAATCATCATCCAGGAATATCCACGTTTCTGTAGTTCAGAACAGAAAGGAGATTGTGATATCAACCCAACGATTTGCTTGGTGCTGCGAGCACAAATCAGAATCTTGCTGATGCTCTGATCATCAATCGTTTCCAGTAGATTGTCTGCATCTCTCTCATATATCATCTGCTTGTCTTGCACCATCGCAAGTTGCTTGATGACAACTTTAGGGGGCAATATGTAACCTTGATTCACCAATTCAGGAGCAGGAACTTGACAGATGACATTACCATAAACCTCAGGAAGATTCATTCCTGGTTTAGACACCGTAAGAGAATGTTTTGGAGTTGCAGTCATAAAGTAGCAACGATTTGCATTCGCAGAGAAGTGCTCTGTTGCAGGGAAAAAGTTGCGTTTGACGGAATTATGTGCCTCATCAAAATATATTGTGTCCACATCAATCTCGGCATCAACCAGACGTTGAAGAGAGTTATAGGTTGTGATTATTAACTTGTGACGAGAGTTATGAGTATCCACCCACTGACGGATTGTATTCGGATTTGTGGTGGATTCGTGATGAGTTTCTCCACTGTGAACGTGAAGAACTTCTGCATTCACAATGAACTCCAGAAACTCTGAAGATAACTGCTCTGCTAAAAGTATCCTTGGTGCCACAACAACAATCGTCTGTGGAGTTTGTGACTGAAACTGTCGCAGAGTATCCATAATCATATTCAGGGTTTTTCCACCCGCAGTTGGCACGATTATCTGCCCTTTGTCGTGTTGCTGCATTGCAACATCACCACGTTCTTGATGTGGACGAGGAACAAGTTGCATTGGATTTGTGCTCATAATATAAGGACAGTTTGAAGGCCCCAGAGTTCTTATTTGGCAGATTCTTTCAGAATCTTAAGTTGCTCCTGAATCCGAAGCATTGCCGAACGACTGTATCCTGTCGCATAAGGATAAGATTTTTCAACATCTTCTGATCTGGACTCTACATTATAGCACACATTAATAGCATCTGCAAGACTCTCAATCAGAGTCTCCAGAGTTGTGATCGGAACTTTCACAGTTTTCATAATTTTGGAGTGGTTATACTATAGGGACACTTTGAAGGCCCCCAGAATAAGAGTTATGATTTATCTAGTTTATCCCAATCTTTTGGAAGTTTAATTTGAGATGAGTCAACTTCTTGCTTTTTTGCTCTGTTCATCATCCTTTATTCTTGGATTGATTGATTTAAGCAATTCTCTTCCAGCTGATTTAATTTTTCTTTTATATACCTTATCTGCTTCTCTTGGGGTAAGACCCTCATACTCAGGACCAACATGTACCTTTCTCCTTGGAGGTCTTTTAGGTTGATCTTTAGGTCTCTTATCTACTTCGGCAGGTTTAGTTTTGGATAGAATCTTTGTTGCTTGTTTTATCAAATCGCTTGATTTTGGTTTTGGTGTTTCTCCACCACTTTTTGCTGCTGCTCTTGCTGCAGCTGCCTTTCTACGTTCTTCTTTTGCTGCTGCTAATTGTGCCTCACGAGCACTTCCACGTTCTTGTTCTGGTTGTTGAACTCTTGTGGATGCTTGTTTTTGTGTTCCAATATCTTTACGAGGTTTATATGGATTTGCTCTGCGTCTTTCAGGATCAGATATTCTTCTATCTGATCCGATACGTCCACCTTGATTTTGGCGTCTGATAGTTGCCTGAAAACCTAATGCCTTAGATTTATCTTCAACTTCTTCGCAAAGGGACATAAAATCCTTAAAAGTCTTCATTTACAGGTGAACGTATCTTCTAATATTTATCAATACTCTTCGTCTTCAATTACCTCCTCAGTAGGTGAGACTTTAGGGCCTTTTGCTACGAGATCATTTTCTTTGAAGAAACGTATTCTTTCGTGGCGGGCAAGAGTCAAAAGTTCATACTTTTCTTTTTGCTCTTTTGTGAAGTTGAAGTTTTGTTTCCTCCAATCAGCACGAAGTTCTTTGAGATGTGGTAGAACGTTTACAGTGTCTATCATTTACTTGTTGAGGGGGGATTTGTAGAAACGTGTGAATGCAGTTACAAGAATAATCAGTGTGGAGATAACACCGACAAAACCCAAATAGGTAACGGCATCACCAGTGAAATTGAAAGTGTCGGGAGTCATCATTAGTAATCAATGTTTGAGTTGAGATATTCTTCAAGGTTGAACTTTTCCTCTTTTTCAAGAGGTTCATTCATCTCTTCTACAAAATCAAAGTGCTGCATTTCAATTGCATCAGTTTGAAAATCATCAAAATCGTTCATTTAGTTTTCGGTGCTTACACTATAGGGACACTTTGAAGGCCCCATTAACTTAATTTTTTTCTTTTACTGTAATCAATACCACGTGATCTTTGATATGAACACAATCCTGCAGGATTTGAAATATATCCTGTTTCCAAACATATCCATTTTTGTGAATTAATTGTCGCAGCGCTTTTCTTTCCATTCTCACTTCTTTGTTCTATAGAAACACCAAAAAGTCCCTTTCCAGTTATTCTATTTTTTTCTGCTGCTATTTTTCCACCTATCTTTCCAGCAACACTTTGTTGCTCTTTTGATCTTACATATATTCCCGTATTATTTTCTTTGCATTTTTGCATAACTTGTTTCGCCAATTGAGATCTTTCTTCTTTAGTCATAGAAAAAATGCCTAATCCAAGTTCTTTTGTTTTGTTTCCATTTTTTATACCATCTTCTCTCATTTTTTCTTTACTTCTACCACATATACCAGTTTTATTTTCTCTATTGCTATTTCCACCTTTTTTTCCAGCATCACTTAACACTTTTAAGGAATAAAAATTACTACATCTTTCATTCAAGCACCAAACATCATTAAGAACTGGTTTAATTAATCTATTCTCAATTTTTATACATTCTTCATATCCTTCGCAAGTATAATCAAATAACTCCAATATCTGCTTCTTTGGAGTATAAAGTTCCCAACACCATTTGTTTGTTACAGGAGAACCCCAATACTCTTCGTTAAAATTTTTTTCTTTCTTGCTACCATAATAATAGTAAGAAACCTCTTCAAAGGTAATCTTATACGTATAGATACGTGGTTGCATAGTTCTGCTTCTAAACTGTGTTCGCAATACTATTTATAAAAGAAAAGGGCATTTCTGCCCCTTTCCACTCTTATGAGTGCGAACACATTAGAGCACCATTATTTATTCTTCTACTATCAGCGAGATATAATTGCTTTTATTCGTGTATTCTTTTTATATGGGATGCTGAAATTATAGAACTCCAGAAGTTCTTATTTCGCACTTTCCTTGAAGAGATTTACATTACTCCAATCCTTTTTATACACAATCACGCATATATCAGCAGCACGATGAACTCCCACAGAGGTGCAGACACTCATATAATCATCACAAACAAATCGGACTTCTCCAATAAAGTTTTTGTGTTCTACAATTACTCCCACTGCAAATGAGTTCATCTAAATGCTGCCTCCAGAGGTGTGATTTTGATGGACATTGATGTATAACAAGTTGTATTTTTGAAATTCACTTGTTTACCAATAGTCTTACTATTTACAGGAGAATGAAACTTATATGTCTTGTGATTATAAAAACCCCACACGGTTTTAGTAACTTTACCATTATTGTAAGTAAATTCACGGGAACAACATAACCAAATCGCAAATACATCACGTTTGAACTGTTCTACTTCATAGTAATGATCTTTTGGTGCCTTGTGAAGAAACTGTGGAATCAAATCAATTGAGAGGGTCATCAGGAATGGAGAGAGCATCATAATCAGGATACATTACACTTACAATATATTGTGCTAAATCACGATTCGGAGCAATCACATCCACCGACACATTCAGATAATTCGGAACATCTTCGGGAGAATCTTGCATCGGAAGAGATATATCTACTCTCCAGACACGACCATTCTTGAGATGTGCCTCATAATCAACAATCATATCAGCACTCATTTGTTTTTTTCCTCTGTGAAGTATTTGAGTTGAGCAATTTCAGATTCATATTCACGAACCTTATTTTCCAAGTATTCAATTCTTTTTTGATGATGTTCTGCAAGTTCAGACAACATTCTGTAATTTTCGGTGCTCATAATTATGTTGTGAATGAAGTTACAACACGGGATTCTTCATCTTCTGCAAGGGCAAATCTTTCTGCCTTGATTACATTCTCACGAAGATTTACATAATTTTCATTGAATCCATTATCATAGTCTTTAATCAAATCAAAGCACTCATCATTATTTTTTGCAATAACATTCCAAATCCCACCATATTCCGAACGGGGGAAGCTTTCAAAATGATCCACCAAATACAAAAACTTTTGTGCCATTAACCTTGCGATTCCTCACGGTTTGTTTGATTATCATACCAGTTTTCATCTCCTTCGTCAAGTATATGATCACTTGCAAAGAATAATAAACCCACTCCAAAAAGAAAAAGAACAATAAACATTCCTACAGTAAGAATCAAAGTCACGAACAGAACTCCGCAATAAAATAATCAACGGTAATCTCAAGTTCTGCTGCTCTTGATTCTGCCCAGACAATAAAATCCTCCTGAAGTTTATCTACCTGTTGTTCTTTACGTGATTTGTTGTAATTAATCATTTGGAAGCACCTTCTTTTACAGTTTTTTCGTAGTATCTTTTGTATATTTTATCATCATTACAATCGGGATGCCATCCTGAACGTGAACTACAGAACTCTACTTTTGCTCTTTGATAATCATATGCTCTGAGAAGTTTAGCATCTCGTTGTATTGCCCAGGCATTCCACCCAAGAATACCAATAACACCAAGAAAAATGTAAGTGAACTGAGTGCTTTTTAACACTTGAGATTTTCTCCGATTTACTTTTTTATTATAGCATAAAAAAAGACCCCTTGGAAGGAGTCTCTGTGTCAGTTTGGAAAGTGGTATCAACCAATAATAGAATTTTTCCAATCTTCACTCATATTTGCCATAATCACAAGTGCACTTTCATTAGTATCGGCATAACCTTCAGTAATCAAATACTCCATAATATAATCAAAAAGATCATAAGATTCGTGAGTCATTCCAGGAATAATCTTATTCTTTTTAGTCAACTTATCCATATAAGAAATACTTTTCTTTTGATTAGCAGCATATCCTGTTCCAGCAGATGGTGGAAGACGCTTTTCATCTTTGGTACGTGCTCTTCTCATTTCTGGATCTTGTCCTAATACTCTTTCATCAAGGGAAAGTTCTTCTCTATTCAGTTGCTTTTTCTCATTAGGAGTTAGAGCACTTCTCTGTGCTCCTCTTGCTGATTGTTTTGCTTTATCAGCATCGGTTGTTGCTTTGTGACCATATCCACGAAGACCAGGATCTGAAGAAGTTGTATTACGGAAATCGCCTCTTTGCTTTCTTGCAAGATTCTCTCTACCTGCTTTCATTCCCTTATTACCATAAGTTTCACGATCTGCTAATTTACCTGCCTTATCTGCAAAAGAACCACCACCAGTTTTTGATGCAATCTGTTGACGAATAGCAGGTTCATTAAGTCCACGTTTTGCCATTGCGGTTGCTTCATCAAGTTCCTGATAAACATCCAAATATGCTTCTGAAAGATTGCGATATTCCTGTGAGTTCATTTTACAATAACTTTTTAGTTATTTATGTTATTTTACAATCCTCCAGTGCTCATTACCACCACGAGGTAATGTAAAATAATAACACTTGTTCAGAGAGGCAAGAAAGAGCATTTCATTTTCTTCCTGCTCAACCACGCACGAATGAAAAGAATCCATAATATTTACGAACCTATCTTTTGCATCAGAAGAGACTGGTTGAACGGACACGAACTTTTTTTTCATACTGTTGTTGGTTTGACTTTTATATTATAGCACTCCTCAAAGGGGTTCTTCAGGATTTATGTGCCGGTTTCAGAGGTGGTTTCTTTGAGAGTTTCTTTAAGTGTATCTACATCCTTCCAGATTCTTGAGTCTCGTTCTTGATACTCTGTGTATAGGGCATTATGTATCGTCATCAACTCATCGATAAAAAAGGCTTCTGGATAAACACCAAGTTCATGCATCA